TACTCTTATTAACTTCCAGCAGTCCTTCCTCCTGCCCTTTGTAACCAAGGCTGCACACCGTTATATGCAGTTTGACCCTGAAAACTATCCGGTAGCGGATTATAAATTTGTTGCTACCAGTACTTTGGGGATTATTGCTAGAGAATATGAGGTTTCACAGCTAGTCCAACTGCTTCAGACGATGCAGCCGGACAGCCCTGCGTATTTAATACTGATGCAAAGCATTATTGAAAATATGAACCTCAATAACCGCGAGCAGTTGATTGCGGCTATGCAACAGGCAGCACAGCCTAATCCTCAAGCCCAGCAGATGGCGATGCAGGCACAGCAAGTACAGCTTGCCCTACAGCAGAGTCAGGCTGCAGCACTCAATGCTCAGGCTGAAGAATCTCAGGCAAGAGCAGGCAAACTTGCGGTAGAGGCACAGCTTGCTCCTGAAGAAATTGAAATAGAAAAGATTGAAGCTGTTACAAGAAACTTGAAAGAAGGCGATCAGGACGATAAAGAGTTTGAAAGAAGGCTGAAGGTAGCGAATACGCTTTTGAAAGAAAAAGAACTGGAGATGAAAAACGCCCCCGCCGAACCGCCAGAAAGAAATCCTAATGAAGACCTTGAAAGACAGCTTTTAAGCCAGCTTACGGGATAAGTCATGTCTGATATTGTCATCTCGGCGGCTCTAACCAAAATTGCCACAGAGCTTGAATCGCTAAAAGGTAAGGATGGCGAGCAAGGCCCACAAGGTCCAAAAGGTCCGAAAGGCGATAAAGGCGATCCAGGTCCGGCAGGGCCAAAAGGCGGTGTCGGAAAGCAAGGCAACAAAGGCGAAAAGGGCGACAAGGGTGACAAAGGCACTAGTGTTGCCAACGTAAAAAGCGACCGGATAGATGGAAGCCTTACCTTTAGGTTTTCTGATGGCACTGAGCAGACTGTAAGTCTTCCTGTTGCACAGGTTAAAGACAAAGACGGTAGCTCAAAAACCGTCTTGGTCAGGCAGACCGTTCAAGGCGGTGGCGGCAGTGCCAACCTATCAGCCATTAGTGAAAGCATCCTACCTGATACTAATGAGGCTTATGACCTAGGCTCATCGAGCAAGAAGTTTCGGGATCTTTATCTTAGTGGCACATCTCTTATTCTAGGGTCTACAACAATTACCTCGGATAGTGACGGGGTTATTGTCAGTGCTTTAAAGATTGGCTCCGGTGATAACCAGGTTACGCTAACTGCAAGCGGTGGCAACCTTCTTACAGGCGGTAGTCAGGTTGGTGGAATTGCTCTAACCGATTTATCTGTAGGCTCTGAGGCCACAGCCAGTGGTGATGGTGGTATAGCGTATAACAACAGCACCGGTGTATTTACCTACACTCCACCTGTTTTATCTAACTTTCTTACCTCTGTTAGCTTTTCTGACATAGCAGCAGGGGCAGTTCTTTTATCTTCTGAAACCTTTGCTGATTCAGATACACAGTTGATGACTGCCGCAGCGATTGATGATCGTATCAATGGCAAGGGATATATTACTGGCAATGAGACGATTACCTTAAGTGGCGATGTATCCGGCTCAGGCACAACCAGCATTGCCGTTACGATAGCTGATGATTCTCACAACCATGTTATTTCTAACGTAGATGGGCTTCAGGCCGCGTTAGATGCAAAACTTGCAAATGTTGTTGAAGATACCAGCCCTCAACTGGGTGGAAATCTTGATGTAAATGGTAACGATATAGTTACCACAAGTAACGCTGATATTGATTTAGATCCGAATGGGTCAGGTGTTGTTGTTTTTAAAGGCAACTCCACAAAAGGTGCTGGGCAGTTTAAGTTAAATTGCGAACAAAATAGCCACGGTATTGTTATTAAGGGGCCACCACATAGTGCGGGGGCTGGATACACCCTAACGCTGCCAAATACTGACGGAGATGCAGACCAAGTTTTAAAAACAGATGGTTCAGGTAATCTCGATTGGGTAGCTCAAGGCTCTAGCACTCAGCTAGAAAGCAATCGTAACAAAATTATTAATGGTAATTTTGATGTCTGGCAAAGGGGAACAAGCACCAGTTCATCTGGCTATGGTGCTGATAGGTGGCGTTCTTTTTATACTGGCGGCACTACCACAGTATTTTCACAACAATCTTTTGCGCTTGGACAAACAGATGTACCAGATAATCCTGAATTTTATGCGAGACTTGTTGTAACTTCAGACAGTACATCTGACAGCAGAGCGTCTTTTAATCAAAAGATAGAAGATGTTAGAACATTTGCAGGACAAACTGTAACGGTTAGTTTTTGGGCTAAGGCTAATGCTACCAAAGATTTAACAGTTGAGCTTTTACAGTATTTTGGTACAGGCGGCAGTCCAAGCAGTTATGTGACGGCAACACCTCAGAAGTTTTCTATTAGTAGCACTTGGACTCAATACACCAAAACATTTTCTGTTCCTAGTATAAGTGGAAAAACTTTAGGAACAGATAATAATGATTATATAGATTTAGCATTTTGGATGGATGCGGGGTCTGATTACAACAGCAGGACATCGTCTTTAGGTAATCAAAGCGGTACATTTGAATTTGCTCAAGTACAAATCGAAAAAGGCAGCACAGCTACGCAGTTTGAGCATAAACGTATAGGTGAAATAAAAAGAGAATGCTATAGGTACTATCAGTCTTATTCTAGAAGGTCAGGATCTTATAACAATATAACGATTGGTCGCGCATATAATGGAAATAATGGCAATTTTCGATTTCATATAGCAGAGGAGATGAGGACTGCACCAAGCATTTCATTTGATGCCGTAGGAAATCTAGGCATTTATTCGATAACAAATCCAAATACTGGGGGAGGAGGCGCAGGCACTATCACTGCTGTTTCTGCTTCTGGTATGTATGGCCCTAATCATGTGATGTTTGGCGTTACAACAAACAATGCATTGACAAGTGGCGTTGGTTATATGATTGAATTAAATAATGTGCCATCAGATGATCGGTTAATTTTTGATGCGGAGTTGTGATGACTATTACGTCTGTAAAATATCAAAAAAATGAAAACGATGAAAATGGTGCTGTTCAAATTACATATAGCAATGGCGAGGTTTGGTCTGCACCGATGTTAGGCTCCAATCGGCATTGGCAGGAGGTTCAGGAGTGGGTTTTGCAGGGCAATACCATACAGGACGCTGATTAATGTTGATGACTCAAACAGAGTTAAATAATCTTTTTGGGCAAGTAAATGATGCTTTTAAAGAACAATCTGACCGTTTAAATGACTTGAAGCAGCAATTAGACCATTTAGAGGAAAGGCTTAATGGCTACGAAAAAAGATCCAAAACTGGCACGCGCGGGCGTAAGCGGGTACAACAAGCCGAAACGAACCCCGAACCACCCGACCAAGAAGTTTGTAGTGGTAGCGAAGGTGGGGGACAAGACCAAGACGATTAGGTTTGGCGATGCTAATATGAAGATCAAAAAGAATCAGCCTGCCCGAAAGAAATCTTTTCGTGCCAGACATAAGTGTGATACAAAGCCACCAAGCAAACTGACTGCAAGGTACTGGTCCTGCAAGAACTGGTGAAAATATGAAAGTTAAAGCACCCAAAGGCTATCACTGGATGAAAGATGGCAAAAGCTACAGTCTTATGAAGAATCCACCTGGGGGATACAAGCCGCATAAGGGTGCATCTCAATCAGCAGATTTTAAGGTTCAAAAAGTCCACAAAGCCAAATAGGAGGCTGCTATGTATCATGGTGCAATGAAACCCAAGAAAAAGAAGAAAAAGAAGGCAAAAGCTAAGAAAAAGGCTAAGAAGTAATGCCTAAAGCTAAGTATTCTGCCAAGCAAAAGAAGCTGGCTAGGGTTGCCCCGCCAAGGGACAAGATTACTGGTGCTGATTTGAAGAGGCTGAGAAAACGTGGCAAGAAAAAAAGCTAAGGCTAAGGCCAAAAAAAAAGGCTCGATACCCGATAACGTAAAGAACAAGGCTCTTTACTCTAGGGTTAAAGCTGCGGCCAAGCGCAAGTTTGACGTATATCCTAGTGCCTACGCTAATGCGTGGCTTGTTCGGGAATATAAAAAGCGCGGAGGGACATATTCGTGACAGAAAACGTTATTGTGGGTAATGGTGTTGAAGGCGCATCTACCTTGGATGAGCAGTTTTCTGATTACGTTTCGGACTTTGAAATGCTTGATAAAATAGCATCTGCGCTTGAGTCTATTGCAAGCAGGATAGACGGGAGAGAATTGGAAACTCTTGAGATTTTGGCAAGCAGGCAGGCTAAAGCTCTTGATTCTATTGCAGATTCACTTGAGCAGTTGGTTATTTTGTCTTGTGCTAATGCAATGTACAGAGGAAAAGCTAATGTTGGCTCGCAAATTTCATGGCAAGAGAGAAAGGGCTATAAAGACAGTGTTATGCCCAGCGCGAAAAAACTAAAAGATTTAATTAAGAGTTTTCGTGATGACCCGTGGTAAACCAAAAGGTGGCTTAACCAAGTGGTTTAAGGAAGATTGGGTAGATATTAAGACCGGCAAGAAGTGTGGTCGCAAGAAAGCCAAAGGATCTAAGCGTCCATATCCTGCTTGTAGGCCCAAGGCTGTAGCCGCAAAGATGACCAAAGCTGAAAAAGATGCGGCGAAACGTAAGAAAACAGGCCCAAAGGCTATAAAGTACGCAGTTACGGCATCAGGTCGAAGAAGGAAAAAGAAGAAGTAATGGATCGAGATGACGAGGCGTACTACAACAGTTATTTTGACTTGTTTAGAACTGATGGCTGGAAGCAGCTTACAGAAGAGTTGACACAGAACGCGGCGACTATTAATAATGTTGCGGTTGTTAAGGACACTCAAGACCTATATTTTAGGCAGGGTCAGTTAGAAGTATTGATATATCTGTTGCAGTTTGAGGATTCAATAAACAACAGTTATGACGATTTGGTAAGAACAGATGATTAGGGTTTTTGACTTTAGGTGCGAAAACGGTCATTTGTTTGAGGAATTTGTAGATAGCACAACTACAACCCATAGGTGCGGTTGTGGCGCTATAGCTACAAAAGTCGTTTCGGCGACTCCGTTCGTGCTAGATGGATCTACTGGGGATTTCCCTGGACGCCACATGAAGTGGGTACGCGAACATGAGGAAGCGGGACGAAAAGGAAGGGAGGCTCGCCGTGAGGCTGGCTAACCGTAATATCTCCATAACCTTTGATAAGGCGGGGCTAAGTTAAGTAATGTCAAGAGCGACAATTATTGATGAGCGTCCAGATGAGGAGGACACCACAGTACCGGAAGAATCAACGATAGAAGCTGTTGAGGCCCCTGTAGAGGAACAACCTCAAGCGCCTGAAGTGCCAGAAAAGTATCAAGGTAAGTCTGTTGAAGAACTGATACAGATGCACCAAGAGCTTGAAAAGTTTTCGGGCAAGCAGCGGAACGAAGTTGGTGAACTGCGGCAAGTGGTTGATAACTACATCCAGACAGAACTCTCGGCTAAAGAAGCACCTGAGCAACAGCAAGTAGATGATAGCGAAGATGTTGATTTCTTTGTTGATCCTCAAAAAGCTGTGGATAGCCGTATTGCTAACCACCCCAAGATCAAAGAAGCGGAGGTTTACACTCAACAGGCAAAACAACAGGCTACTCTTGCACAGTTGAAATCCAAACACCCAGAGATGGAGACGATACTGCAAGACCCTAAGTTTGCCGAGTGGATCAAAGGGTCAAAAGTTAGGACAAAGTTATTTGTAGATGCTGACCAATTTTATGATTATGACGCTGCGGATGAATTGTTTACGCTTTTCAAAGAGCGTAATCAGGTTGTCCAACAGACTGCTAATGCAGAACTGGCGGCTCGTAAGAATACTGTGAAGTCTGCTGCTACAGGTAACGCTCGCGGTTCCGCAGAAGGGTCAAGGAAGAAAGTCTATCGTCGTGCTGACATTATTCGACTGATTAAGACCGACCCAGAGCGTTATCAAAGTCTTTCAGATGATATTTTGAAAGCATACGCCGAGGGTCGAGTTAAATAGCCTTAAAGGAGATTTATCGTGGCTACAGCAACTTACCCAGGCGCGGCTGGTAATACCGCACTAACAGAAGCGGCAACTTTTGTACCAGAAATCTGGTCAGATGAGATTATCGCTTCTTATCAAAAGAACTTGAAAATGGCACCTCTTGTCAAGCGTATCGCTATGAATGGCAAGAAGGGTGACGTTATTCATATTCCTAAGCCCACTCGTGGTGATGCCAATGCTAAAGCGGCAGATACTGCGGTAACAATCATTGCCAACACAGAGTCAGAACTGCAGATTGCTATCAATCGGCACTTTGAATACTCGCGCTTGATTGAGGACATCGTAGAGGTACAAGCATTGTCATCTCTGCGTCAGTTCTACACTGAAGACGCTGGTTATTCGCTGGCTGTACAGGTTGACAATGACCTTCACGCGGCCGGTACTGGCTTTGGTGACGGTGGTGCTGTTGTATTCAGCCCTGCTGCAACTGATTACCAGCACACTGGTTGTTTCTTCAACGATAACGGCACTACCACTCAGTACACTGATGACACTCTGGTAGCTGGTGACGAGTTCACGG